AAAAACAAAAATGAAAACCTTCCAACTATTAAAACCACTTCCAGTAATCAGATCAGAAGAACATCATGTCTATTACTGCAAAGCCACTAAGCAATATATGGCTTGGTCAACAACTGAAGTCTGTTCCGAATTAACAGAAGAGGCTAAAGAAAATATTGAATTCACAAGAGAAGAATGGCAACCCAGAGGTGAAAAGATACATGAATGCCTACAGGAATTTATGCTAGGCAGTGATGACATAGACATGGGTAACTATTCTGATTGGGTCATACCTTTGTTAGATCATGAATTGTTTAAGAATTTTGAACCGATGGCGGTTGAATACATGATGACCTTGCCTGATAAAAGGGTTGGAGGTCAGCTTGATCTTTTAGGTTATGACACCAAGACGAGACAGATAAGACTGATTGACCTTAAAAGCAAAAAGAACACTAATCATGGATTCTACAAACGTGAACGTGATGGTCTGAAATATATAGATCAGTTAGAAAGATATTGGAAAGAACCATACTCGACTGATAAGCAGCTTGGCTGTTATGTAGAAATGTTGAAGGTTAACAAAGATATAGCTCCTGATGTCTGTAATACGATATGGGCTTATCCTAATGTTTGTATCTTTGGTTCTGATCAACCAGTGAAAAGATGTACCGATGCTTGGAATAAAGCATGGGAAAAGTTTAAAAATAAACAGGAGTTGTTTTAATGAAAATAAAAATTAAAGATATAAAGAATTTGAATTATTTTTTCCCACAATTTGCATATATTTCTTATTGGAGAGATTATGATTACATAAATTCTTTACCTAAAACAAGAAAAAAATTAAAGCCAATTTGTTCTGTACCAATTTGTGTTGAACAATTTAAATTAGAAAAAAAACTTCCTCTATTTAGAAAAGTATATATGAAATCATTTTATTTACCTGCTGTTAAAAAAGGTTGGGTTGAATTTAATGATGAATTATATAACTATTTAGGTAAAAATTAAATGAAAAGAGAACAAAGGATTAAAGCAGCTATGAAACGCATAAAAGAACTTAAATTGTTAATCAAATACTGGAGTAAAGATGCGATACAACCTTAATGTTTCTGGTAGAGAATATAAATTAATAAGAGCCTCTCTTGTAAACTTTCAGAGGAGTTTGACTGTATCAGAATTTGATGAAGACTTTGGAAGTTTGATTGATGAATTAGATGAATGTTATCTGAAAATAACTAAACAGCAAAAGGAACAATTAAAGATAAAAATTAAAACAAAATGGCTGAAAAAATGAATCAATTTGAACAGGAAATTAAACGCAGAATAAAACATTATTATGATCAATTAGCAGCATTGGAAAATGCGTATTACAACCATGAAATAGAATCAAAAGAATATATTATTGAATACGAAAAAATTAAAGGCAAAATTGAGTTATTAAAAGGATGACTAACCCACAAAAACGCAAAGGTGATAAAGCAGAACATGAAGCAGCAAGATTGCTTACAGATGTTACTGGTTTTAAATGCCAACGAAATCTAAGTGCAGGAATACCAGGAGATGTAGGAGATATATATGGAATACCTAATTGCGTAATACAGGTTTGTGATTGGGCTGATAAAAATAAAGCTTGCCTTGTCAAACCTAGAGAAGTAGAAACACAACGTGAAAACGCAGGCGTAGACTTCGTTGCCAGCATGGTAAGGTTTCGTGGAGGGAAGTGGAGAGTTGTACTGACACCAGAACAATTCAACACATTATTACAAGCAGCATTGCAATAAATCTAATATCAGTGTAATATTAAATCAAAGTATACTATTACTAATTTATGCCCGACAAAAAACCAAGCACACTTGCCGAAGCTCTTACTGCTTTCCAGAAACAGCATCATGCTGCTGGCAGAGACGGTAAAAATCCTTTTTACAAAAGTAATTACACAACTCTTGGACAAGCATTACTTGCTGTACAACCAGCGACAGAATATGGCTTATGTCATATTCAACCACTTAAATATGTCTTAACTCCAGAAGGTGAAGTCATTACTATCATCGTTACAAAATTAATGCACATTTCTGGACAGGAAGAAATCAGCGAGTATCCAGTACCAAAAGTTACTAAGAATGTAACCAACGAACATCAGGAGGTAGGTAAAGCTATCACTTATGCCAGAAGATATTCTCTCTTGGCAATGTATGGATTAGCTGGAGAAGATGACGATGCTCAGTCTCTTACCAAAACTCCACCAGCAAAAAAAGGTGTAACTGAAACACCAACAAAACCTAAACAGAAAGCTAAACCTGTTTCTACTTTGCAAGCTTTACCAGAACCTATTTCAAAGCAAGCTAAAGAAAACATCTTTAATAAGCTTCAACAGTTAAAACTCAATCATCCTGATGAAGTATTCCAAAAAGTATTGAATGATTTCAAGCAAGAATTTGGAATCAGAAAGGAAGAAAAAGTTACTGGTTACATTACAACTGCTGCACATGGTGAATTTTTAAGTCATGCTATTGCAAAGATAGATGAAACCTTATGACCACAGAAGAAGCAGAAATCTCTGGACTTGCAATCATGCAACAACTTGAACAGAGAAGAGCAGAGCGTAAAAAAGATTGGAACAGAAACGTATTCAGTTTGCGTACCAATGACGCTATAGCTTCTTCAATCAAGGAATATTGTCAGATGAACAATGTTTCTCCAAATCAATTTTTTAACAATTTACTAAAATCTTATTTCGATGGCTGAATTTAATCTCGCTTTCCCAAAGCTAATCAAATGGGCAATAAATCAGAATCAGTATGCTGAATCTGAAAAAGACGCAATGGCAGGTTATGTTGATATTCCTGTTATAGACATACAACCTTTGATACAACATTTACAAGCACTTGAACAGGATGGTTCTAAACATGAAAGCAGACCTGTATGGAATTTTGACAAGAAAGAAAACGAACAACTTCCTACTGTGCGACTGAAATTTAAAGGACGTATAGGTAAAGATGGTACTGGTGGATTCGGTAACTTCAATCCGCAAAAAATCAATGTTCAACCTGTAAACGAAGAAATACCTTTCTAAAAGGTGAGGCAATGGTTTAAGCTTGGTTTTCCATGTAAGTCCTCAATTTATTATGCAATCAAAACCAAGTAAATATTTTGTTGAAGATCCAAATTTAAAAGTTAGATTTAGGATAATTAATGGTGTACGTTATTGGCTTACACAACCTCCTAAAACATACGAAAGATGAAAAGAGATGAAACTCCTTCTGGTAAAAAACTCGACTGTTTAAAAGAAATTAGAAGAAAAGGATTGGTTAAATTATTGCTTGATGTTGAACTTCGTGGTGTTGAACATAGAGTTCATATCACAAGCGATTCAAGAGCAGACCTTACAGTGCATGATGGGGATTGGATCACTGATCATATCAGGACTGCTATTGTAAAACATAACTATGAAATAAATAAGATACCAAAATTACAAGTAAAAGACTTCACAATCAAAGAAATTAAAGAGTATGAAAACTCAATCGAATAAAAAAATTGTAGGACAAAAGTTTGAACTAAATCAAACCGTAAAAAGAAATCATACAGTTGGTTATTCTGCCAGCAAGTATGCACAGTTAACTGGAAAAATTAAAGAAGCTTTTACACGGAAAAATAAGTTAGGTGTCCCCCAGTATTATTACAAAGTTTTTTGGGAGGATGGCAGGTCATCTGAACACGCTCAACATAGTTTGAAGTCTATATCTTAAAGTCTTTTTCTTTTTAGATTCATCTTTCATCTCTTTTAGTGCATGTAAAGCTTCAAGTTCTGCAATACGACCTAACATTCCTGCTAAAAAAATATCTTGCTTCATTTGATGTCTTATTAAATTTATACAATGCTTTTTAACCTCATCAATATCCTGATTATTTATTATTTCTCTACATCGTAATTCAACAGATAATTCTAATTCTGGTGTTGGTTCTTCAAAATCTATATTGAAGAAACTATCTGTAGTCATTTGATTATGTCATCCTTTCCAAACATATCAAAATTTGCTAGATTTGCCATAACTACCCTGTAGCTGTATAACGCTACCTCCTCACACATTGGGTAGTTACTCACTATGGAAGATCAAGAAGAAAAGGACAGTAATCGTGTTGAAACGATTGTTAAAATTGCAGTCTTAGTATGGTCAGCAACCATGCTTAGTTTGAGCTACTATGAGCCTCCTAATGGACAGAAGATAGTAGACTTCGATCCAACCTTCATCGCTTCGATCTTTTCGGGATCTCTAGCTTCTTTCGGTTTGCAGGTTGGTAAAAAGAAAAACAATAACGTTCCAAAAATAGTTGATAATAAAGACACTAATGTAGGAATCAAATGAAAAAACTAATTCCATTTTTATTTATCGTCAGTAGTCCAACAGTTGCACTAGCTGATATCAGTCACCAAATCCAGAACGTAGTATCTGTCAGTACAGTAGGTGCTAGTTCAACCTCAAATCGTGTTGGTACTACCTTCTCAGCATCCGGCACAAATGTCACCCCAACTGCAAGTGAAACTGCAAACGCTATTGGAACGTTAGATCTAACAGATGCACAAATCACTAATGGCGTACCAACTATAGATTCAACGACTACCTATGCAGTTACAACAGCAGGGGATGCTTGGTCTGTAAGTGAAAGTTACATTCAAGGTGATGCTATTCCTACTTCTGGGACTACTGTCACTAACGGTGTAGTTCCAGCTTTGCCTGTTTTTGGAGACACGACTACTGTTTCAGGTGGAGATATAGGCACTACTGCAATGACTATGGATAGTGGTGGAGCAATGACAGTTAACCTATCTGCTACAGGAGCAGGAACAACAGTTCAGATGTCCAATACAATAAAACTAGAAATTGATTAATGAGGTGGCTTGTACTTTTATTTCTTGCAATACCTAATGCAAAAGCTGGAAGTATTACACCAGCCTTCACTACAGGCCAAATTGAATCTACAAGCTCTAGCAAAACTATTATTGTGGAGACTATCGTTACAGAGAACTATAGGACAGGCTATTCATATTCAATGCAGGGCACTAATGTCAGACCTACAGAGAATACAATTATTTCACCTAACGCAACCTATACAAAAACGCAGAATGTTAATGGAGTGTCCTTCAAATGGGTAACTCCAGAACTAACAACAAAACCACAATGGGAGGTAACAGATCCAACGAAAGCATTTTCTATTACGGAAAACTTTTTAGCTCCTGGGTTGGACGCAACAAGTACGATCCAAAGAACTATAAACACAGAAAGTCAGACTACAAGCTTAAGTATCTTCTCGCAATAATCTTATGTAGCTTTTCTCCTGTAAATGCTAATACCGTATCTAGCCCAAGTGCATCAAGTTCTGGAACGGTTATCAATAATGGCTATCAATCCATCTCGGGAGGTTTCCCGACTCACAGGTTTTCAAATGGAATACAATGTCAGCTACCCACTCTTGGAATCAACCCCTTCATTACTAAGGGAGAAAATTTCAGCCTACCAAGATCTACAACAACTAGAACCAACATATACGATCTTTCAGAAGATGATAATGGTAATCTTATTAACCCTGGTCGTATCCTTTACACTTCAAAACAACCGAGATTAGATCAGACAACATATAACCTAAATTATGGAGTGACAGTAAGCTTACAGATACCTTTAGGTAAGAAGTTTGATGATATGTGTCTAAGAGCAGCAGAGGCTAATATTAAAGGACAAGAGTTTGCATTAACTAAAGCTAAATTAGAAGCAAATTTGGCAAGGATGAAAATATGTGCAGAGCAGCTAAAACTTGGAGTCAAGCTAGTTGGAGAGGATGCTGTTACCTGTAAGAATGTCGTTTTAACAAGCGTTCCAAATCAAGTATTACCACATACACATGAAATAAAAAGTAGATAAGTTCCTTCCAAAGACTTATCTACTTAAGCCAATTATCACGGCTCAAATTTATTATAGCAAATGTTTTCATTTTGTAACATATGTAATATAAGTTTGACATAAGATAAATACATGTTTAATGTAAGAAAGTCCGCAAAGGACGTAAACACTCAAGCCGCAAAGGTATTTTTTTATGGCACTTAATAGCTATCAAGTCACAGTCAACGGAACTGCTGGTCTTCTCTGTTCAAACGTACAGAACTCTGATCCTCTTGGTGAAGGAGCAAAACAAAAAGCATTTTTCTCCAGTAAAAAGAAAAAAAATGATGAAGATCATTTATGCCTAAGAGCATTAGATTGGGTCTTCTCTGGTTACTGGAAAAACGAAGGTAAAGTAAAAGTCAACGAAACCAAAAACTCTATTGAATTTGATGGTTTCTCAGATCCTTACATGCCAGGAGCTAACTTCTTACGTTGTCTTAGAAATGCAGCTACAAAATGGAAGTTAGGTAAAGACGTTCTTCGTTCTGTTGTTGTAACTAACGATCCTTTAATTGAATATCAGGGATCAAAAGATGCATTAGAAATGTATACAAAAGATCAAAGTTACTTTTCTAATACAGCATTCACATCAAGAGGTGTATGGGTTCAAAGATTACTATTTCCTGATTGGAAATGCACTTTTGAACTTATGGTTGATGATGAAATACTTAGTGTCTCTCAACTAAACAGAATCATTACTATGGCTGGTAAAGCTGAAGGACTAGGTACATGGCGACCTAGATTTGGTAGATTCGCTGCATCTGAATTAGTGGAGATGGCTGACTAATGGAAAACCCAAGGATTGATGGGATAGATTGGAGAAATCTCGAGAAAGGAGACAAGATTCCTAAAGAAAAAGTTTTAGATTTTTGGAATATACATTTCAAAGATAAACCTTGGGATGAACGTACCAGTTTATTGCAGGTCAAGGGTTGCATTGAAAAACTAAGGGAAGGTATCAACCGACCCTTAGTAATCAGACAGAGAGATTATGAACTCTTTGTTTTAAAAGATGCAGAAGCTGTTGATTATCTGGCAGCACAGGCAAACTCTGGTATTAGAAAACATCGTAAACAAACAAGAAGAATGTTTACTCATGTTGATCAGAGTAATTTAGATCAAGCTAAAAAACGTGATTTAGAAACCAAGCAAATTCATCATGCTTTTATCGCTGCTGCTGCGGATGGTGCTAGAAAAGAATCATTGCAGTTGCAAAGAAAAGGAGAAAGATTACCTAAATCTCTGATTGAAAAAACAGAGTTTAAGAAATCTTCTTAGCACCGCCCTTTGCATCACTTCATCTCTAGTTCCCTCGAAACCCCTCAATTAAACTCTCCTCGCATCACTTTATCGCAACTATCGCTCGCATCAGATCGTTTCGTATTTCCTCGTAGTGACTCGCCTTATTGCAAAAGTTATGGGTCTTACGATAAACCCTACAAATATTTTAAACTCGCAGCCGTGTGGCTCTTAGTGACTCTCATCCACTCCCTTCCTATCATTTCGAGCGTTATGGGTGCAACGTAAAACCCTTCTCAACATCTTTGAGACTTAACAGGTTGACAAGATGATTACTCAGTTCGATTTGGTTTGGCTCGCTTTTCAGCAGCGTTTTTCATCGTGACTCGTTTTTATTCTGATCAAAACCATCGTTGTAAGTGTCACGATAAACTTTCTTTAACATCTCTATAACTTAATAGGTTTGCGAGATGATAATTCGCCTCACTTCTTTTCGGAGTAACTCGATTTACTGTATTGCCCATCAAATCACTTCGGCTCATATTAACTCGGTTCGATTTTTTGTATTTCTTTTCAACTCACACGTTATGAGTGCTACGACAAACTCTTCTTAACATCTTTGATACTTAATAGGTTGACAAGATGACTACGGCTCAACCAAGCTCCACTCTTCTCGACTTGATTCTTTTCGGATCTATTCCTTTTGTTTTGTCTCGAAGTGGTGCCATTTGTTTTGATTCCAATTAACTTTCTGCCACTCGCTACATTTCTTTTCGACTTATGTCTTATCGACTCATGTCAATCGTTGTAGGTTTACGATCAAAACCTTCTTTAACATCTTTACGACTTAATAGGTCTGCAAGATGAATATCATCTCAATTTGACTCGAGACGACTTAACGTTTTGTGCCTTTTTGCTACTCCAAACAGATTGACTTGTTGCCGTTTGGCTCGCTTTCCCTCATTGTACTTCGACTTCATGTCTCGCTTAGCTATCGTTGTCAGTTTACGATTAAAACTGTCCTTAACACTTCTATGACTTAACAGGTTTGCGAAGTGATTTCAACTCATAGTTTCTCGTTTTCATTCGACTCAGAGTCACTTTTAACATTGTATTGCGCTTGTTTTACGTCTCATCTCGTTCTATTTCAATTCTATCGTTCACACTTCACGATTAAAAGTGTCTTAACACCTCTATTACTGAATAAGTATGCGAGGTGAAATCGCCTCATCGTGCGTATCGTGGCTCCATGTTCCTCGTAACACCTTGTCTCTTTGCGACTTTCTTTACCGCTATTTTTTTCAAATCTATCGCTTGCCAGTTCCACGATTAAGAACTGGACTCCTTATTTTTTTTCTTCGTTAACTTCTTTACGATCTGTTTCACAATCGGTTTGACTGCATTAAGTAGTAGTGGAGTACTGGCAGCAACCAAGCCAATAACAGCAGTAGATACAATAGTAGAAAC